CTGGTTTCCTGCGAGACAGTAGACGAGATGCTTTGCGTGTCGCCTCGCCTGGTCGATGAAGAGCCGTGCGAGTCCGCTTGCAAAGGCGCGTGCTGCATCGATGGAGAGTTGGTCGAGGGCTCGCCCAAAACGCAGTCAGAGTGCGAAGAGCTTGGCGGAGCGTTTCAAGGCATCGGAACAACCTCTTGCGTGGAGTGCGACTGCCGTGAGCCGTTCGACTGCGACTGCTGCGAAGAAGTGGAAAGCAAGGGGGCTGGCCTGACGTTTTACCAGCCTAGACGCAAGCGTAAGAGCCCGTGGTCGGAGGGCACCTTCCGCGTTACTGCGACGGTGACTACAGCCTCGCCAGTGCTCGTTCACGGAGTGCTCGTCGAGCCGAACAGCAACTGCAACCCAACTGATGTCGAGTTTCTGCTGTGCTGGGAATCGTTCAACGTGGAGCCCGTGCCGTGCGGCTCAAATTTCTCGCAGCTGAAAATCAAGGTTTGCTGGGAAGACCAAGCCGTCACTGCAGAAGCGTTGACTTTTTCTGGCTGCAACAACATCACAATCACGCTCGGGTTTTGCGTTGATTCATGCGTGACGACCATGACCTATGTGGAAGCTGGCCACACGAGCAACGCCGTAATTCAGCTTCGCGGTGATGCCGTAATAGAGGCTAACGGCACAGGCCCGCTCGTGCTAACGTCGAACATCACGCACGCCGGAAGCTGCGACCGCAAGCTGACGCTGTCAGGCACTAGCACCCAAGCAAACGAAATTTCAGGTGTCATTCAGGACTCATCGTCCGGCCTGTCTGTGGTGAAGACTGGCACTGGCCTGTGGAGACTTAGCGGGGCCAATGCGTTTACGGGCCAGCTCAAAGTCGAAACGGGGACGCTAGTAGTGGCTGATGATGTTGGTGCCTCCGGGGCCAGCCCGATCGGGGATGTCTCCGGTTCATCCAGCATGCCGCTGATCGGAACATCTACTTCAGGTGCGAACTTTTTTTTGGATAACGTCACCATGAGCCGCGGGGCGTGGACCGTTGCCGCTGGGAGTGGGACTGTTGCTATTGGGGGAATCGGGACTGGGACAGCCATCTTTGCCACGTCATACACCACCCGCCTTGGGCGAGATGTGACGCTCCAGGCTGGCTCTGGTGGGACTGCGAGGTTCGGCAACACTTGGCAGGACACCTTGGGTGGGTCCAACCCTGCGGTTGCATTTACCATCGGTTCTGCGGGGAACGATGGGACGGTGGTATTGGAGAGTGACCTTCCAACCTCCATTACATCCCTGACCCTGGTCACGGGCACGCTGAAGCCAGACTTCAACGACCGCATCGCCCCCACTACTCCGGTCACCATTCAACTGGCGACCTACGACCGGGATGGGTTTGACCAGTCCATCGATTCTCTGACCGTCACCGGCATTGCCACGTTTGCCGGCAGCGGAACAACCACCGTCAACAATTCCCTCTCTGGTTCAGGCAGCATCGTCAACTCCGCCGGGACGCTGCAAATCGACGGTACGAATACGATGACCGGCAGCGTTTCCATCACGGGGGGATCCGTGGTGGTTACCACGGTGGTATCCGGTCCCTCTGGGCTGAACACAGCCACCTTCACTAATACCACCCTCACGGTTGATTTCTCTTCTGCCCCAAGCTCTGGGCAGCAGTTCAAGCTTTTGTACGGCTCCACTGTTCAGTCGTACGCTCCAACGCTGACTGGGGCGGGTGGCGCTACCGCCACTTATAACTCTTCAAATTCCACACTGACTATTGATTGACATGGGCTGCACAGAAACCATCATCGAAAACGGGCGCGCGATTTACCGCGACTGCCACACCCACAGGCCGATCGGAGAGCAGGCGGAGCAACCAGCCGGCGGCCCAGGGACCGAGCTCAAGAAAATCCTTGCTGCATGGCCCTTCAGGATCAAATCCTCGTCAAACTGCTCGTGCAACGCCAAGGCACGGACGATGGACGCCAAGGGCTGCGATTGGTGCGCAGACAACATAGACACCATTGTCAGTTGGCTCCGAGAAGAGGCCGGCAAGAGAAAGCTGCCGTTTGTTGACGCCGCCGGCAGGCTGCTCGTCAAGCGCGCAATCTACCTAGCTCGCCGAAATTCCAACCATTGACCAGCAGCAGACTACAAGGCCACACTATAGGCGATGGCCGACGACCACCACTTCACGATTTCCGGCGACAAGTGGCTCCTGCGGTTCACGAAGCTGCGCGGCTCCGCCGCCGGCTGGGCCTATCTGCCTGACCCCAAGAACAAGCAGCTCGAAAAAAAGATTCTCGTCGACAGCCGGCTCAAGGGTAGAGCAAGGCTGGAAACAATCGTCCACGAGGTCATGCACGTTCTCCAGCCAACGGCATCGGAGGAACACATCACGCTCTCCGCTCGCGACATGGCGAGGATTCTTTGGGCTCTCGGATACAGGGAGACTCCATGAGAAAAGCGATCACGTTCGCCGAGGTCTTGGCGAAGGCCGGCAGCGGAACGCCAGGCATCACTGGCTGGTTCCATCGGCTCGACGCTGAAACACAGGCGGAGCTTTCGGCCATCAAGGATGCCTGGCTCGCCGGCGGAAGGAAGCCGCCCAAGAACACGTTCGCGAGAGCTCTGATATCGCTCTACAAGGCGCAGGGCGTAGAGATAGCAGGCCAAACACAGGTGACTCGATGGCTGGCAGGCGAAAGCCAATAACCGCCCACGACGTCTTCGCCGTGGCCGCAGACGGCGAGACTCGGAAGCTCCGAGACGAGATCTCCGCCATGAAGCGGAGATACGACGCCGCGCTCAAGCAGCTCGAAGCCGAGCGGGCTCGGGCCGACTCGATCGCGAGTCTCCAGGGCATCGAGGCCGTCCGCAGGAAGAAGGCCGCCAAGCGGAAGGCCACGAAGCATCCAGCGACGATGGTTTTGATGCTCTCGGACATTCACTGCGAGGAGTCCGTGTCGTTCAATGAAACGAACGGGCTCAACCAGTTCTCGCTCGACATCTGCGACGCCAGGCTCGCGGAGCTTCAGGAGCGGTTCTTCACGATTCTGGAACACGAGCGGCAGCTCGCTGACATCAGCCGCGTCGTCATCTGGATCGGAGGCGATGTGATTTCTGGGTATATCCATCCGGAGCTCGCCGAGGCGAACGCGCTCGCGCCGCTTGCGGCCTGCCGGTGGGTCGGCGCAAGACTGCGGGGGATCATCGACGCCGTCGCCAAGCAGGCCGACGAGGTCATTGTCGCAACCAACTCCGGCAACCACGGCCGGACTACAGACAAGCTCCGCTGCCAGACCGAACTCGACCACTCCTTCGAGCATCATCTCTACCTCACGATGGCCGCCGCCGAGACGAATCCGAACGTCGAGTGGCGTGTTGCGTCCGGCGAGCTCAACTACGTCACCATCGACGACTTCACGATTCGGTTCCTTCACGGGTTCTCGATCAAATACAGCGGCGGCACTTACGGCCTGGCCCTGCCGGCTATGAAGGCGATCGCAGCCTGGGACGCCAGCACCAGGGCCGACCTCACCTGCTTCGGGCATTACCACTCATTCGGCTGGCTGCGATCCGGCCGGTACGTCTCGAACGGAAGCGTCATCGGACACTCCGCTTACACGGTCCGGATCAAGGCCGGCTACGAAGCCCCGTGCCAGGCGTGCGTCGTGATCGACCACGGCCGCAATGAGGTCACGCGAGCCCTGCCGCTCTGGTGCGACCGCGACCTGCGGGAGGCCAAAAAGTGACATACGACGAGATACAGAGAGCGTGGATTCTGGTCAACAAGTACGGCCCGCCGAACTCATGGACGGCAACCAACGGCACGCTCGCCGCGGCCCTCGGCCGGGCGCTTGAGGAGATCGAGAGACTCCAGTACCGGATCGCGATCATGGAGGAGAAGAGGTCTTGATCATCGGACTCACCGGCGCCGCCGGCTGCGGTAAGGACACGGTGGCGAACATTCTGGCCCGCCGCGGCTTCGAGAGCCTCGCGTTCGCTGACCCGATCTACAAGGCAGTCGCCGCCATCACCGGGCTCTCACAAGAGGAGCTGCGGGACCGCTCCAGAAAGGAGCAGCCGATCCCGTGGCTCGGCAAGTCGCCGCGCGAGCTGCTTCAGACGCTCGGGACAGAGTGGGGCCGCGACATGGTCCGGCAGGACATCTGGATTCGCGTCGCGATGCAGCAGGCCTCCGCGATCGCGAGGTGCTGCATCACCGACGTTAGGTTCGAGAACGAGGCGGCAGCCATCAAGACTGCCGGCGGCCGCGTCTGGCGGATCGTTCGGCCAGAGAGCTGTCTGACAGACCAGGCCGCCAAGCACTCCAGCGAGGCCGGGCTGCCGAACAGGCTCGTCGATCTGGTCGTCCAAAACAACAGCACGATCGAGGCCCTGGTGGCCCGCGTGGAGGCAGCGTTCGTGATAAAATAGCTACAGGAGGCCACTATGCGCCTGCTGCTGGCTACGTTGATCGCCGCCGCCGCACTTGAAGCCGCCGCCGCCGAGCTCTGGGTCTTTACGCGACCTGGCTGCGGGCCGTGCGAGGCCCTCAAGGCGACGCTGAAGGCCGACCCGTCGCTGGCGGCCGGATACGAGGTGTATCTGGTGGACGTCAAGGAGCAGCCGAGGCTCGCGACCAAGCATGGCGTGAAGGCGGTTCCGGTGCTCGTGCTCTTTTCTGAAGGAAAAGAGTGCGGCCGCAGGGTCGGCTACGCGAACAAGGAAGAACTCGCTGATTGGTTGCGGATGAAATCACGGAGGATCAAGAAATGATCGCAGAGGCCCCGATCGCCGCAGCCGGCGGAGTCACCCAGGTGCTCGACAAGATTCGGGCGTTCGTAGCCACGGCGCAGACAGTCGCGTCGGACGGCCTGACCCTTGGCGAGTTTGCGGAGCTCACGGTCGCGCTGCTGCGCGTCACGATCGACGCCGTGGACTCGATACCAATCGACGGCCCTGCGAAGAAGCAGTGGGTGCTCGAAGGCGTGGGGATGCTATTCGACGCCGTCGCGGACAAAGCCGTGCCGATGGCCGTGTACCCGGTCTGGATTCTGGTGCGGCCGGCCGTCCGTTCACTCGTCCTCGCCGTGGCGGGCGGCGCGGTCGAGTCCATCCTTCCGCTCGTGAGGCTGGTCAAGTGACTCTCTATCTGATCATCGCGGCAGCGGCAGCCGTCGTTCTCTGGCCGCAGCGGAAGTCAGAATCCGTTCGAGCCCCAGGCCCGTTCGGCGCAACTGCCCGCGGCGTCGACAAGGCGTCCGCTGGCTATCAGGCGGCGATCATGGCGCTCACCGCAGTCCGGCACCGGCTGGTCAAGACCGAGAAGCTCGGCGACGAGGAGCGGAAGGCCGTGGACTGCCTCACGCTCTCGCTCGTCAACGGCTCTGACATGGAGTGACCAGTGGAACCTCGCAAGCTCGTCGCCGCTGGTCTCATCGCGGCCGCTGCCGTTGTCCACGTTGCCGAGCAGCAGCCGGCCCCTGGCCCGGCACCGACGGGCGAAATCGTGCTCAAGGGGAAGTTCGCCGGGCCGACGGCCTACGCTGACGCGAGGATCGTCGAGCATCTGACGCATGAGATCGCCGACGTCATCGAGACGGACGGCCAGCAAGAGAAGCCGAGGCTCACGACTGGCGCGCAGCTCGACGACCTGCGGACGCGAGCCCGCGAGTTTCGATGCCGCGGCGAGCGGATCGGCGAGCGGCAGCCGGCCGTCAACGAGGCGGTGTCAAAATATTTGACAGAAAAACTGGGAGAGTCCGGCGGGCCTGTGACGCCGGAGCAGCGGCAGGCCTGGGTCGATTGTTACCGCGAGATATCGAGGGCCGCCAGTGTCTCGCCGTAGCTTCCAATTCATCGTCCTCGCGGGTCTTCTTCTCGCCGCGATCTTCGCCGACTACCGCCGCGCCGAGAATTACGGCTACACGCCGAATCCGACGGGCGTCGAGCAGTTCATCAAGGAGCTGCCAAAACCCTACTTCCGCCAGGCCGGCGCCGACGCGATGGCGAAGGCCGAGGGCAAGGACACGTTCCTATACCGCTCGCTGCTGCGAGCGCACGAAGCGCGATACGGAACGCCGTTCGTTGTCGGCCGGCAGCAAATTGGGAGCTGTGTCGCCTGGGGAGCCCACCACGCCGTCTGGTGCGCAGAGGCGGTGAGCTGGGAGCTCGGCGAGATCCCAGAGCCACCACTGCGTCCGGTGACGAGCGTGATTTACGGCGGAAGCAGGGTAGAGGCCAGACAGGACAATCCTGAAGGGTTCGACGGCTCATCTCCGCGGGGTGGCTTTGGCGATGGCAGTTTTGGGGCCGCCGCCGCACGCTGGCTCAAAGAGTTTGGAGTCGTCTACGCGCAGGACTACCCAGGCATATTCGACTACACATCCGATGGCTTCACCGGGTCGCGAGAGAGGGAAGAAGGCGCATACGGTGCCGGCGGCAAGGGGGACAACTATCGCGTAGACAAGCTCGCGAAGCAGCACCCATGCAAGCACGTTGTCAAAGTAGAAACCTGGGACGA